ACCACAACTATTGACCTCGATACAGAACTATCCGCAGTAAACAATATACTGGGGGCTATAGGTCAATCACCTTTAACCACTCTTAACTTTGATAACCCAGAGGTATCATTAATATATAACCTACTCCGTGATGCTAACGTAGACACGCAAGCAGAGGGGTGGCATTTTAACACAGAGAAACATATAAAGTATACACCTGATTCTGTGACTCATAAAATAACAATAGGTAATGATATATTATCTATGGACTTGCATGATAATCAGGCTCGCAGACCTTATGACTTTGTACGTCGTAATGGTTTCTTGTATGACAAAATAGACCATACTGATGAGTTTGCAGACGTAGATAGTATAGATCTTGATGTTGTTAGATTATATAATTTTGAAGACTTACCTATTATATTTAGAAGATATATAGTTTATAGAGCATCTAGAATGGCTGCTACAAAATTGGTATCTAATCCAGAACTTGTTAGATTATTAGGTCAACAAGAAGCTTTATCAAGAGCTGCTCTTATGGAGTATGAATGTAATCAGGGAGATCATACTATGTTTGGATTTGAAGATAATTCTGCATATCAAACCTATCAACCTTGGAGAAACCTTAGAAGATAATGGCAAGCATAACACAAACTATCCCTCAATACTCACTAGGAATGTCAGAACAGCCTGACCAGCTTAAATTTCCCGGTCAGGTAACAGAGGTAACAAACGCAATACCAGACATAACCAAGGGTCTATTTAAAAGACCGGGTGCTAAAAGAGTAGGCACAACTTCCCTAGCTAATGTACAGAGTGGTGGTTCGTGGTTTCATTATTTTCGTGATGAGACAGAAGGATCATACATAGGACAGATCGCAGCTGATGGTCAAATCCGTGTTTGGCGTTGTAATGATGGGGTGCAGATGACTACAGCCTACGGGACTGGCGGTCAAACAGCTATAACTAATTATTTAGCTACAAGTACACCAGAAAATATACAAACACTTACGATTAATGATACAACGTTTCTTACTAATCGTGACTCTACCAATGCTAATACTCTTGTCGGAACAACAGGAACAACGGATGCTACACCAGATGCTCATTTTGGATATGTAGAATTACTACGTACAGAAAACGGTAGGCAGTATGGTATTAATATAAACAATGGTACAACTGTTACAACTGTTAAACGAGCTACTAAAATAAAAGTTACTGGGAATGACTTTGATGAAGGAGACGGGTCAGGACATTGTCCCGGTATAGGTACAGAAGTTTATGCTGCTACAGCTGCTAATAGCTACACCAGTTCAAGTAATATAGTACATGTTAAGAACAGTAGTGGTACAACTTTAACATCAGGTAGAGATAACTTAACATTCCGTATAACAGCTTTAGGTCAACAAGGTGTCAGCCCTAACTACAGTGCATCATCTAACGGACCAGATGGACAGAACTACAGATGTAGTTATAATATAGAATGTGTCTTACTACATGGTGGTGAAGGTTGGGAAGTTGGTGATGTTGTACGAGTTCATCCAGAGCATGCTTCAGACGCAAGTAGTTCTGATGGACAATCTTATATCGAAGTAACTGTAACAGAAATAGAAAGTACACAAGTTAACGCTACTGTGTCTTCTAATGGGGATGGTTTAATACGACCAGCTCCTACACCTTTTGACGCTGATACAGCTGTAACTGCTGATACTATTCTTGGTGGTATTACAGCTAACTTACCTAGTGGTATTAGTGCAAAAGTTATAGGACCGGGAATATATTTTTCCAGTACTAGCTCATTTAGTTTAGAGATTGTTGAAGAGGATTTGATGCGATGTTTTCAAGGCTCTGTAAACGACGTACAAAACTTACCTAATCAATGTAAACATGGTTATATAGTCAAGATAGCTAATGCTAGAATGGCTGAGGAAGATGATTACTACTTAAAATTTGAAGGAGAAAATAATAGAGATGGTACTGGTTCATGGATAGAATGTGCTAAACCGGGTATATCTAAAACTTTAACTAATATGCCCTTAGTTATACAACGTACTGCTACTACTACATTTACTGTAAAACAATTTACATATGCTGATCGAGAAGTCGGTGATGATATCACTAACCCATTACCTTCATTTGTAGGTCAACGTATTAATAAAGTTTTATTTTTCCGTAATAGATTAGCTTTATTATCAGGAGAAAATGTAATAACATCTAGACCGGGGACATTCGGTACTCCTGATTTCTTCGCTGAATCAGCTCTTACAGTATCTGCTTCTGATCCTATAGATATATCTGCTGCTTCTATATTTCCATCTGAATTATTTGATGGTATAGAAATAAACACAGGTTTAGTTGTATTCAGTACAAACCAACAGTTTTTATTATCATCAGATGATACAGTTTTAAACCCTGATACAGCTAAGTTACGTAGTGTCTCAACTTTTAATTACAACGAAACTATATCTCCGATATCTCTAGGAACGACATTAGCCTACTTAGATAACTCTGGTAAGTTTAGCCGATTCATGGAAATGGCTAATACTCAAAGAGAAGGAGAACCTAGTGTTGTTGAAGTAAGTAAGGTTGTTCCTAGTTTACTACCTAAAGATATTGATTTACTAACTAACTCAAGAGAGAACTCTATTGTTCTAATGGGTAAGACAGATTCTGATAGTGTGTATGGTTATAAATACTTTCAAGTTTCTGAACAACGACAGCAAGCTGCATGGTTTAAGTGGAAATTGAATAATCCATTACTATATCATTTTATTGTTAATGATGAATACTTTTTCTTAGACACTGATAATTTTTTACAGTGTATTAAACTTGTACAGACTACATCAGATCCTAGTATAACTCAAGATGAAGTTGATTTTCTATTACACGTAGATAATTATACTACCATAAGTGGCGGAAGTTATAGTGCATCTACAAACCTTACAACTTTTAGTAGTGTCAGTTGGTTACCAAGTGTGACAACACCTAATCATGACTTAGTGGTTATTGATACAAATACTAACGCTGCAAGACTTGGAAGATATGCAAAGCCTACGAGTACAAGCACAACTAGCTTCACAGTGCCCGGAGACTGGTCTAGTGCTACATTAACTATAGGATATGTTTATCCATACGAAGTTAAGTTTCCTACATTCTACTATACTAGACAAGAAGGAGAGACAAGTCGATCAGATGTAAATGCTTCATTAATTTTACATAGGATAAAACTTCACTTTGGAAAAATAGGACTTTACGAAACTACTCTTGAACGTATAGGTAAGAATGATTATACTGAAATATACGAGTCAACTGAGCTTGATGAATACGACGCTTCTGATGCACCATATCTAGAAGAGTTTATCAAAACAATTCCTGTATATGAAAAGAATACAAACGTAGATGTTACGTTAAAATCATCACACCCTGCCCCAGCTACATTACGTGCAGTATCTTGGGAAGGTAATTATTCACCCAAATATTACAAACGTGGCTAAATATATACACCCACTAACATTTGAGGCTGCCAAAGAGGTGGCCTCTAATCTCCGTCCAGATGACCTCAGAGAGGTCGAAGAAGGTCATGGGATAGATCATAACGAACTACCTCTTCTCATGACTCACAACCCTTCCTACGTGTATTTCACAGTGCCTGACGGCAAGACTGCTGGCATGGCCGGAGTAGGAGAAGATGGTAATATATGGATGCTTTGCACTCCTAATATTAACCGATATCCAATTACATTCGCAAGAGAAGCTAAACGGTATGTCGATAGCCGTAAAGAGCCTCTCCTTTGGAATATAGTTGATAGTAGAAACACTGTGCATTTAAAATTGCTCAAGTTTCTAGGTTTCAAATTCTTACGTAAGTTTGAATATGGACCAAATAATGTACAATTTATAGAGTTTTGCCGTGTGCATAGATCTTAATGCCGGTCAAAGAGCAGCCGACAGACGTGAAAATGAAAATAAGGTGGTAGCCTATATGGCAGAAGGCATCAAATTTGGTAATAAAGAAACCACCTTTAAACGACGATTAGAAGCAAACATAACAGGATTCACTAGAGATCTTAGTGATGCTTATGCTTCTGCTTTATCAAATATAGGTAAAGGAAGAGAGTCAATAGAAGATGCTACAAAAGCTTTCTTAGCTTCTAAAGCTGTAAATGAAGGCGGACGTGCTGTTAAATTTGGTCTTAGAAAGTACCAAGCTTTACTACAGAAGAGAGCTGAAGTTGACAGTATCGTGGATAATATATTAGGAAGAAATATGGCTTATGTGAGGACTGGAGTCCAACGTAAACTACTAACTGCAAATGCAGAGGGAAGAGAAGCTTTAGGTATACCAGCTTCATATGGTGCACCTGTTATGCTAACTCCAACTAACCGACTTGGTGGTGCGTTAAAGATTGGTACAACAGCTCTAGGTATAGCATCAAGTATGTATGGTTTAGGAGCTTGGGGTGGTGGTGTTGATGGAACAGGACCACTTTCATTTATTAAATGGCCGTCTGATCGTAGATTAAAAGATAACATTAAAGAAGTTGGTATGTCACCTAAAGGTTATAAGATATACGAGTTTAGCTATAAAGGCGACAGTACACGTTATCGTGGAGCTATGGCTCAAGATGTTGCTAAGAAGAATCCAATGGCTGTAGGCATAGAAAATAACTACCTAACTGTAGATTATAGTCAAATTGACGTTGACATGGAGAAAGTATGACATCATCATATTCAAATATAATTGGTACACCACGGGATTCAATACCTAATCTTAGTGATACTAATTGGGAAGATACCTCGCCTGATTTAGCACAGGCAAATAATGACGAAATCACTGATAATCAAAATGAACTAAAAGAGTTCTTAAGTGATCTAGGTCAAATCGAGAAACAGATAGCTGACGATAGGCTTCAAAATCTTCAAGGTTTGGAGCAGATTCTTGGTAAAGCTGCTGACTTTAAAAAACTTTGGGATGCTGATAAAGAATCTCGAGAAACTCTAAGGAAATTTAGAGAATTAGATAAAGAGACCAGAGATAAGCTAAATAATCTAGAAGATCTTAGTGAATTAACTGAGATTGAGTTACACGAGGAGCTCAGAAAGTTAGCTATAAATGAACAAACAGGTGAAGTAGATGAACAGGCTCTTGAACTTTTAAAACTTAAATATTTTAAAACAGGTGACGAGATAGATTTTGATGGAGTAAAAGAGGTCTATGAAAATCAGGCTTCATCAGCTTTTAATACTAATATTGAAAATAACTATATATACTCCTCAGCTACTGAAGCTCAGGCTTTAGATATTACTAATAGAGCTACTGCACTTATCCTTACTAAATTTTATAAAGATTTAAAACTTAAGAATATTGATATTAACTCAAGAGAA